TTGGTAACGCGTGGAAATTAGTTTCCATTGAAATTACTTCATCAATTGAATGAGAAGGTACTTCTAAATGACATTGTGGCATTTGTATTTTTACATACGGTATTGTACTTGCTCCAATATCAAAAAGCAAACTAAATGAGTTTTGAATATCAGTAGTTGCTTCTACAAGATCCTCAAAAAGTTCTGCACTTGATGTTGAACCGGCGTTATCTAGATAACAAGTGAAGTTTCCTCCAATATTTTTGCTACCTGTAACGTGTCCTAATGGTTGATTAACTACACCAAGAGTTTCTGGAGTTAGATAAGTAAGATTATTACTCATAGTAATATTACCACCTGTTAAAGTAGTAACATAAGTTACTGAACTTCCAGAAGGATCTCCTGAAATAACTAAATCAGATACTCTGTTTCTTATGAAACCAGTAGTATTAGTTACACCTTCATAAATGCTTGTACTTGTTGCATTAAGACCTGCGTGCTCTGTAACTAGTTTTCCGTTTCCAGACCAATTTACAGTAGCAATTCCATCAAGATCAAAATCAAATGATGCTTCTCCAACAGAACAATCAGAGAGTTTATAAACCATCTGATCTGCTGAAGTGGCTCCAGTTGAATAATTATACGCACTTGCTGCATGAGATGCTCCCAATACAAAGTAAAGGTCAAATACACCTACTGTTGCTTTATTAGCTCCAGATTGTACTATGTCTAAGTTAGTTGCATCTGAAGTTAACCCCGCATTGACAGTTTGTCCAAAGAACATAGCCCACATAGCTTCTGAAACTTCTCTATGGTCTCCATCTGTTGCATCGCCTCTTCCTGAAGTTCCTTGAGTCCCTCCTGCAGAAGTGTAAGGCATCATATAAGTGGAGAAACTCCACTCAACTGGCGCATAAGAGTCGTTAAACATTGAACGACCTCTTCTACTTACTCCTGCGGCACTCTGTGCCTCATTTAACATAATTTCACTAGTATTTGTCGATTGAGAAAACGAAAATCCGTCTAAGACGGGTAAGTCATAATACATATTTAAAGTACCGGCCGCTGCCATTGGTACATGTGCAAATACTTTCGTATCTCTACTAAAATATAGTTTTGTTGCCATTATAGTCTCCTATAATAATCTTGAAAAGGGGAATATCTGTGCTTTTGCTTCAATATCCCGTTTTCTAATATCGCACCTCTATTATCATTTCGCCGATACCGAGAGGTGCTAACACTCCTTCATCAGTATCAATACTAATAATGGTTTGTTGTGCGGTACTAGCGCTTCCGTATGAATCTGAATAAGCAATACTTAAATTGTTATCCAGTACGTATTCTATATCTTCGAGTAATAAACAAAGTGCCTCAACTGGGTCCTCTTGATTTACATATGCTCGAATTGTAACTGTTAAAAATCTCCACCTATTATTACTTCCGTAATATTCTCTTGTTTCTGTTCCTGCAGATAGATGTACTGCTGGATAAGTGCTAATTTCGTCCCAAAATTTCATTGTTGGGAATACTTGATTAGCTAAATTTGTTCGATAATCCCCTGTGCCATTAATATCCTTAAACTTAACAACTAAGGCGTCTAAAATTTGTGATCTTCTTGTTGATGTGCTTCTTGCCATTATACTCTCTTAGTTCTTATTAAAAATCTATTACCCATTAAAGATTGGGCTAATTCTCTTATAGTTCCCCCAATAAGTTGTCTAGGGTCTCTTTTGATAGATGCTAAAGGGCTTCCTGAGCCCGGTTCAAATACGCTATAAGGAGCTTGCATATAATCATAACTAATTTCTACTGATTTACCCATAGGAGCTATATTTTGAATTTCAGCTGATTGAGCAAACCTACCTGTCCTATAATGTAAAGTTGGAGGCCCCGTCATTTTTTTAGCTATTTCTGCAGGTAGAGCTCTTTGTAATAAAGATTTAAGAGCTATAGGACTGACATTTTTAAGACCTACACTACGAGCTGATGTTTTACTTTTAACAGGAGAACCTTTTTTCCTATTTTTTATTCCGACCTCTTTTTTAGGTTTATAGCTTTTAGTCTTGCCTCTTTGATGTTTAGGGGTTTTCTTTATTTTTTTAAGAACAGAACTAATTTTAACTAATCCTCTCTTATCGACATCTCTTAAGGCTTTTTCAAATGCTCTTATCATTTCTCGAGCAGTTGTAAACTCAATTCTATCAAGTGGAGTAGGGCTTCCTTCTAGCTTTTTAGGATCTAGTCCCCCATTTTTGACGGATTGGTTTAAAGCTTTATATAATTCGTCTTTTAAAGTATCTTTAAACCTAGAATTCCACTCTCCATCTACTACTCCAGGAAGGTCATACTTTTTTGAAAAAGAAGGATTTTGTTTTACAAATGCTCCTGAAATTTCATAAACATCTTTAATTTCTGCTTTATGACTATGCGGATCGATTCTTATAACATCCCACCCTAAATTAACTTTGTAATAGTCTCTAAGTGCTGTATTAAAAGTATCAAGAAAGAAGTTTCCCATTTCTGGATTAACAAACTTTTCTAACTCTTCTAAACCTTGAGCAGAATTTAATTTTTTAATAACTCCTAAACCCCTTTCTGTCCCTAAAGTAGATATAGGTCCACCCCCTTCTCCGTGCCCATAAGATAGACCACTTTGAATTTGTCCTGCAACTTGATTATCTCCAACTAACTTATTTAATCTAGGTCTACAATAATTTTTACCTTTTAAAACACAATCCTTAATATCTTGCAAAGATTTAGTACTAGCTGCCCTAGCCTTAGTTTTTCTAGCTATTGATGTAACTACAATTCCTCCACCTCCAAGTGAGGTTGGGTTTGATGTTAAATTTGTTTTTGCCGCAACGGCTCTTGTTAACCCTTTCCAAAATTCGTCAGCTAACTCTGTTAAATCAGTTTCCTCATAATTTATATTATTTTCATCAAGACCTGCTTTATAAGCCGCTTTCATAAAATCCTTAGTAATTATGGCATTATGTTTTGCATCAGACTCTGAACTCTGACGTTGCTCAATATTTGTAGTCTTCTTAAATAGGTCATTTAGTACTGAGTCGATATATTTTTTAGCCATTAGACTAAGTCTATAATTTTATAAAGGTCTAGTACTCTTTTGATGTGATCTGGGAAACCAATATCGTTTTTTATTGAAGTACTGCCTTCATTACGTAGGGTGGTTCCAGCGATTGAACGGGATGTCTTGTGTTCTTCTTTTAAGTAATAAGTTACGAGGTCAAAGACCGCTAACTTAAGATCTGTCGGTACTGCTGAAAATCCAGCATTGTACACAACTTTTACAGAAGCGAACCCTTTTTTATAATATTCTATACTTTTTTCACCATCAATTCTGAAAATACGATCATGTTCAGTATCTACATAATAATCAGTATTTGCAGTTAAGGTAGTATAGCTATCGGCGATAGTAGCTCGTTCCGCGACAGAAGTAACACTAGTTAGTGGAGACTCTGTGACAAAGAGTTCCGAAGTGTATTTGTCGTCGATATCGAAATATTCAGTCTTAGTAGACGAATAATAATCGACAATTGAATTACCGCAATAAGTTTTTACAAGTTGACTAATAGATTCTACAAGGATATCGAGCTTAGCATCGTCCTTGTTATGTTCTACTTTCATGTAGCTTTTGTAATTTGCAGTTGTAATTAAATTGGCCATTATATTCTTTTGAGTGGGAAGAACCTGGGAAGGTGATTACCCTCCCAAGTTACCCAGCATATTTCAACATATCCACTTAGCGTGGTATAATTTTGAAGCTTAAAGTTAGCTAGCTTTGTACATAAGTGCCCATTTGGAAGTAACTCCATCGATTAGATCGATGAAACCAATTCTTTGTGACGCTACAAGTACTCTTCTTTGAGCAGCAACTTCATAGTCTGATTCAACTGTCATTCCTCTTAGTACTGGTCTGACGAAATTTCTAGCATTAACTGCGCAAGCATAAAACTTGTTTACAGCTGCTGTTGCGAATTCTGGGGATACTATTATTTTAGATCCGAATACGCTTCCGATTTCTCCAGATAGTTTAGTGGCTGAATTACCCACTAAGTTTACATCTTGGAACTCAGCATCTTCTAGTAATTGATAGTAACTCGTTAGAGAAACTACAAATACAACATCCGATGGATTTAATCCATATTTGCCCATATTTTTTCTAGCGGCTAATAGATTTAGCGCTGTCAAAGATTCTGAAGCAAATGCTGTTGTTGACTGAGTATAATCAGAGTCGTTTCTTGCTAAGTGCAATAACCCTTCATATGTAGCTCCTGAGGTACCGTAGGCACCATCAGCGTCATCACCAGCCAGAATTGAGTTTTCTACACCTCTTGCATGCGATCTAATCATAGACTCACGAATTAGTGGTAAAACAGGAAGAATTGCATCTTCTTCTGTTTCATTACCAAGATATGAGGTTGAGATTAGTTTTTTAGTTGAAAGAGTTCTTTCAGTTAAGTCGATTCCGCCGTAAGGTGAACCATAAGTATCACCTGTTTGGGCTAAATTACCATGTGGAGAGGATCCTGTAGCTGCCTGGTTAGAGGTAAACTCAGCATATCCACTATCTGGTAAGATAGGTAGAATTTGTGTAGCACTTGTCATAGCAATTTCTCTAAATAGAGGTGCTAGTACGAGTTGGAGTTCAATGTCCCTCTCGATATTTGTGCTTACAGTTTGTTCAAAATCGGCTGAAGAAACACCTACACCTGAATGTGCGTTTTGTTTTTCCATAACGGATTTACCATAATTGGTATCTTCGATATTTCTTTTACCCAACGCTTTGGCTAGGAGCCATGCATCTTCGATGTCTTTAATATTCGCATCTGGATCTGGGGTTCTACCCCTGTCACCAAATTGTCTTTTGGACTCACGAATTTTTGTGATTTCTTCTGATTTCTCTTTCAGTTCTGCTTTAAGGCTGTCAACTACTTCTTCTACGTTGTCGTACTGTTCGTTTATGCGTTTTTCTAGATCAGAAACTAAATTTTCTGCTCCAGAGGTTCCTGCTTCAACGATAGCTTTAACTTCAGCTTTCTTCTGTTCAAGTTCGGCTTCTTGAGTTACTTGCTCTTCTGCGGCTTTCTCTGCTACTGCGACAGCTTCTTCTTCTGCTTTCGCTTTAGATTCTGCTTGTTGCATTGCAATTTTCGCTGCTGTTTCACTGGCAACTTTTTTTGCGAACTCTTCAAGATTAAAGTCTTCTATTTTTTCTGACATTGTTTTTTTCCTTGAAGACAGACTGACGTCTGTGTCTTGAGGCTTGTCAGCCTCGGTTATTTTGACAAATTGCTTTTTCCACTCATCATATTCTGATTTCGTGTCAAAAGACTTTGCCACAGAGAAGGTGGCTGATTGATTTGCGGGTACTGAGACCACGCTAACTTCAAAAAGCTCCGCATCAGAGATTTTAAGTCCGTCAGTTTCCTCGATATAATCTGCGTCTTTGACGCGGAAACCTACACTAAAAGCTCTTAGAATACCTTCTTTGACTAAATTTGTTACATCACCAGCACTTTTTGATATATTTGCGGTTAGTTTTAGTCCCCTATCGTCGGTCTCCAGACCTGTGGCTCGACCGATAGGTCTATTGTAGTCATGGTTAAAAAGAATAACTGGATTACTCGTATAGTTATCCAATCCTCCCTTTTCCCATGCTTCTTTATCTATAACATCTCCCGCACGATCGGTATCGTTAGTGCTGGCATATCCTTTAATATTTACACTTCCATCGTCAGCTTCTTCAACTGACTTGAAAACAGATGTTAAGTTAAAAATCTTTTGCATGATTATTCCTCTACTTCATCAACCTCTTTTTTAACAGCTGCTGGAGCAACTGGTGTAGGTTGAGGGGCTGGAGCAGGGGTTTCTGCATTTGCTGCTTCCCATTGCTCAGGAAAGTTATGTTTGACCATTGATGTCATACGGTGCCAAGACCCAAAAGGTCTTTTTGCTACCATATATCTCATAGGTTTATCTTCTGCCGCTTTATACTCGGGGACAGTCAATACGCTTCCTTTCTTAGCAAAATAATCAGCGAGTTGTTTTAATACGATTTTTTTAGTCGCCATTTTCTTCTTCCTCTTCTTCTTTGGGTCGTCCGCCTTCTGACGGGTTGGCCGCTGAGCCTGCTATATTAGCAGGCACTCTTAAATCATCATGCCCGTCTAACGGCTCCATTCTTAATGCTTCTCTGGCCTCGTTAGGAGCCATTATTCCAGTATTAACTAAAGTACTGTAATAAGCAGCTTGATCTTTTAATTCAGGTTGTAAGGCAGGAACGCCTTCTACATCTTCTGAAAGATCAAATCCAAAGAAACGCTCAAATGCAAAATTAACCTTTCTCACTATAGGTAGTACAGTTTCTAAGTAATACAACCTATGGTTTGGTCTAATATTTGCATTGTTTCCACTATCTAAAAGCAGTGGGGGCAACCCTATTGCTTGTAGTATAATTCTTTCGTTAGCTTTTATAGCTTCTTGGAAATCTAAGTCTTTAAAATTAACTTCTGTAAGGTTGTCAATTTCTAACCCACCGTCAAGTATAAGAGGTCTTCTACCTCCCGTACTAGGATTATAACGAGCTCTCCAAGCTGCTAGCATTCTTTCTTTTATCTTTTCACTCAATGTATTTGGACTTTTCAGTACTAATCCAGGTACTGCTCCATTCTTAAAGAAGTTGTCTTGAAAGTTTCTCATAGACATTAGTAATAACATTGTTCTATAAGCTGGTTTCAGTCTTGGTACTCCTCTATATATTGAATTAAATGAATTTTCTTTTATATGTATTACTTCATCTGGACTATAGTCCACTTGCCCGTCGTATGTGTATTTTTTTATATAAGTTTTTTCGTCTGTTTCTATTTCTACATTTTCTGCGGGCAAGTGATAAAGTGAAGTATTTCCACCATCATAATACACAAATATGTTTCCATCAATTAATAAATCAATTATCAGATTTCTTTTAAAAGAATTTATATCTTGAAATGGATTTGGTTCTACATTTAATAATCTATTAACAGTAGCCTTTCTAACATTTTTATAAACTGGAGTCATTCCAGCAATTTTCCCACCAACATCTACTGGTATTTCCGCAACATCATCAACTACTAAGTTTACAGCTCTATTAACTACTTCTAGTTTTTCATAAGCATCTCTATAGTTAGTAACTACTTCTCGACTCGTTATATTAAAGCCTTCCTCCCTACCAATAAGCCATTGGGAAGGATTTACTTTCTCTTCGTCTGTTTCTACGGGAGGCGTTCTCCCTATAAATCGGTCATACCATGCCATGTTTTTCTCTTCGTCTCTCTACCCAGCGTTTTTGTTTTTGGGCTGTGAATAATTTCGGTCTTTTGCCATAAATGGAGTGTAATCGTAAATGGTGTTCGTGACAAAGAGTGACAGCCTCCTCATATAGTTCTCGTAAATGCTCCTCGATAAAAGGATCTCTTACCTCCATGATCTCTTCAGCGGTTTGGATATTAAGTTTATTACCTCTAAGCCACTTATCTAACAGTTCCGTCAATCCGTAGAAGTGATGGAAGTCGAGATTTTCTTTACTTCCGCAAATCCGACATTCCGTTCCCTTATCGTACTTTGACTTGGCTCTGTCTCTAACGTATTTGACTAGGTCTCGCTTTAAATCCATTAATTTTTCTCTTATTATGTATTATACTAAATTACCACGCTAATGTCAAGATAAATTTTTTTGTAGGTCTGCTGATTAAAAAGTGGTCGAAGATGTCTCAAAAGTGTAAAGCGCATATCTAAGCGCGTCTGCCATATGAGAGTACGTATCATGTTTTGGCCTCTCTTTCATCAAATTCGGATTTGGATCCCATTGATATTGGTCTAAACATTCTATCGTATGACGACATCTTTGGTCTACAATCAAATTATCATTATCTACAAGGCTCGCAACTTCGCCAATTCCATCTAAAATGGATTTTTTCGCATTTATAGTGGTAACATCATAGTTTTGTGCAAAATCAAACCTTGTTTGTTGTGCCGCTGAGTCAATATATATCCAATCTATCCCATGTTTATCTTGTAATGCTCTAATTTGAATAGCATGTTGCTCAGTGGTTCTTTCAGCATCAAGATATTCGTCTAAAACATAGAATTTTTGCAAGTCCCAATCATATGCTACTACGCATAAGGCTGTCGGGTCTTTGTAACCCACATCAAGACCTGCAATTACGTCCATCTTTGAAGTATCAAGTTCTTCTAAGTCTGCAATGCACTCTTCAAAATTAAATTTCCAGATTTGACCTTCATAGGTGTTAAAATCTGCCATATATTCTTGATCAAATTCAGCTTGAGACATAGAATTTCTAGCTTCAACGATATCTTCTTCGCTAAAACGAGGGTTTTCATGATAAGTTGCCTTTATAGAACACCATTCTGGAAACTGATCATTGTAACCACGATAATAAAAGTCTGCAAACCAATTATTTCGTCCCCGAGGGGTTGAAATAAAGAGTGCTTTACTGTTTTCTTTGTCTAAAGTTGGTCTAAGTGCTATATTGAAGGCATCTCTACCATCTACAAGTGCTGCTTCATCAAATATTATTAGATCATATGATCTTCCTACACAAGAATCCACTTGATTTATTGATCCCATACGCACAGTAGACCCGTTTGATAGTTCAATTACTCTATCTTTTGCATTATCTTTCGTAACTTCTAAATCAAAGTGCTTAATTAACTGTCTTTGTAAATCAAAGGAAATTTGAGATAATGCATAGTTAGGTGACATCAATAAAATATTAGTATTTGGAACCAATGCTGTCAGTTGCCCAATGATATTAGATATGTACGTTTTACCCTGACGCCTGGAAACGGCACCACATATAAAACGATACTTGGGATTATTAATTGCATTGATTATTGCAATTTGAGATGGAATAGGTATTACACCTAAAAGATCCATATAAGGCATTACAGGGAGTTTTATAAATCTATCTTCTGAGGAATAACTTACTAATCCTCCTTCTGGAACGTCCTTTCTACTTATCTCTAACATTAATGATAGGTCATTGATGTGTTATCTGGATTAATTAGGTGATTTACTTGAGCTAAATGATACAGATATAGAAATCCACCAGCCATAGTTGCTATCGCAACTTGCTCTGGACTAACACTATCTGATCCCTCTTTTGATTCTCGATCTATCTTTTCTAATGCTCCTTGAGCAGCTTTAGAAATAACGTCTAACCAATGAGCGTCAAGATGTTGTAAATCTATTTCTTGCATCATTAACCTCTTTTTCCTAATCGTTGTGTTCGTGCCTTCTTATACTTTTGATAAGAAGTACGTTTTTTGCTAGTTTTCCTTTTTGAAGGACTAACTCTTTTGCCAAGTCGTTGTTTACGACTGGTCTTTAATTTCTTACGAGCTGGCATGATTATGCCTCAGTTAAGCAAGAGACAAACTCTATACTACCTTGATTTGCATATATTACATCAGTAGGATCTTTTACTAAAATTATTGTAGCATCACCACTACCTGCAGCTCCTAAGTTACATGTATATCCAACTGTTCCGGCTGCATTTAATACAGATATAATTCCTGCAGTACCTCCAGTATGTTGACACAGTACTTTATGGGCTCCACCTATAGTAGATCCATTAGCAAAACTATTACCTGCTGCTTCCTTTGCTCCTAACAATTTAATTGCTCTCATTTATTTCTCCTAACGTCTTCGACGTCCTTTCCCTTTTTTCTTTTTTTGGCGGTATTTGATTGCGCGAAGTCTTTGCTTCGCTGCTTTCTTTGTTTTAGAAATTCCGGGAGTATTATTTACTTTCCACCCGCCTTTTACCTTTCTTATTGGCATTAACCTTCTCCTCAGCTTCAATCATTTTATCATGAATGTCAACCTTACCGTCCCAGTTTTTATCCTTTCCAGTAAATATATCTTTAATCTTCGTCCACAACATCTGAGTCTCCTGATAGATGTGCTTTGGCTTCTTTTTCAGTTTTAAACTTCCAAAGTTTGCCTTGTGCGTCACGATATTTAAATAAACCTCTACTTGGATAAACCCTAGGAGTATCAGCTGCTGGAGCTGGAGGTGTTTGTTCGGCTACTGCTACTTTTGTTTCGTATTCTTCAGCCATTTTTACTCCTATAATCTGCTATTGCCTTTGCAATAGATGCTTCTGCTAAAACTGAGCAATGAAGTTTGATAGGTGGTAGATCTAATGCGTTAGCTATTTGTTTATCAGTGATTTCATTTGCCTGTTCCAAACTTCTGCCCTTTAACATTTCTATTATCTTACTGGAGCTAGCTATTGCTGAGCCACAGCCATATGTCTTAAATTTGACATCTTTGATAATCTCGTTTTCCACCTTAAATTGTAATCTCATCACATCACCACAAGCTGGTGCTCCAACCATTCCTGTTGCCACATTAGGGTCATCAGGATTGAAACGTCCAACATTGTGTGCTTTTGGGTCTTTTAGTACATCTTGAAATCGTTGTACTACTTCTGCTG